CTGATCAACGTCAAAGTATCCGCCTCGATGCGCCTCCACAGGCAAGCCGGTGTCAGACCAGACTTGCCGAGAAAACGGGCGGAAGAATAGGTGCTCAGTGCCAGTGTATTCCTTTGGAGCGCCGCCAACGTACTCGCGGCCCGTGAGGGTTACGGGTGTGCGATCAACCCCAGTCGGCCCTGTAGGCTGGGCAGTAGGCCCAGTAGGCTGGCCGGTTGGCCCTGTCGGAATAACGATAACGATTTCGCCTGTTGGCCCGGTTGTTCCCGTAGGTCCGCCTGTAGGCCCACCAGTAGGTCCACCAGTAGGACCACCAGTGGGGCCACCTGTGGGGCCACCAGTAGGCCCGCCTGTAGGCCCACCAGTGGGGCCACCAGTAGGCCCGCCAGTGGGGCCACCAGTAGGGCCAGTTGCAGGCCCGGTTAAGCCGATTAATCCAGTTGTTCCGTCGCCAGTACCACCGCCCGTTCCGCCACCAGTGCCACCGCCAGTGCCACCACCAGTACCACCACCAGTACCCCCACCAGTACCCCCACCAGTTCCGCCACCAGTTCCGCCACCAGTGCCGTCGCCAGCCCCGTCGCCAGTACCACCACCGGTGCCACCACCGGTGCCACCACCGGTGCCACCACCAGTGCCCCCACCAGTTCCGTCGCCAGCACCACCACCAGTACCACCACCAGTGCCACCGCCAGCACCACCAGTCGTCGTTCCACCAGTAACCGTATCGCCAGTAGTCGTTCCACCAGTCGTCGTTCCACCAGTCGTCGTTCCACCAGTCGTCGTTCCACCAGTAGTCGTTCCACCAGTAGTCGTTCCACCAGTAACCGTATCGCCAGTAGTCGTTCCACCAGTAGTCGTTCCACCAGTAGTCGTTCCACCAGTAACCGTATCGCCAGTAGTCGTTCCACCAGTAGTCGTTCCACCAGTAGTCGTTGTTCCCCCAGCGCCCTCATTTAAGCCGTCTAATATCTTTTGAATTTCGTCAGTGACCGTATTTGTCACGCTAACAGATCCCGTGCCGCCGGTGGTTTGGCCGCCAGTTGCGGTCGTCCCGGTAGTGGTGGCACCACCAGTTGCAGTCGTCCCGGCAGTGGTAGTGCCGCCAGTCGCAGTCGTCCCAGTATCCGTTCCGCCAGTGGTTTTGTTGCTGGTAGTGGACGGAATGACAGTGACAGCGTCAGTCGCGCCACCACCACCGCCTCCACCGCCACCACCTCCACCTCCACCACCTCCGCCGCCAGAGGTTTGGGTAGATGTAGTGGTTGTGACAGCCGTGTTGGGGTCAGTTTTTTTAAGATCATCAACAACCTCGGTGACAGGCGTTGTGACAGGCGTTGTGACTACATTTGGTTTTTGATTTTTGTTCAAATCATCAACCACCGTATTGATTAAAGTGACGTCAGGCATTCCTGTAACAGGGACAAGGATGTTTGATGTCGCAACTGTTCCGTCAGTTTTATTTCCGCCAGAAATTGTGATTTTTCCTGACCCTGAATTAGCCGCATCAAGAGCCTGCTGAAGCGTCATATTACCGCTCAGCACATCGTTGATGAAATACTTATCAAGACCAAGCGCGGCAAGCTGACTTTCAGTATATGCGCCAGCAGGGCCTAGCTTCGCATCAACCTTTCCTGAATCAACAGTTTCGCCGGTAGACTTATTGACTAAGTCAACGCCACCAGAATTTAGATCAGCGATTGTGTCAGCGACATTCGGCGATACATTTGTCTCAGCGTTAGTTCCCCCCAAACTTCCAAAACTTTGCAAAGCCCTTGTGTTCTCTGCGCGAAGTTCGCCCATGACATTGTCAAAGGCAGTCGAATACATTGACGGATTTTGCTTAATGAACACATCAAGCAATCCAAGCTTGGCAGATGCGCGAGCCGCATCATAAATGTCCGCCATGCTAGAACTGGCAGGAACAGGAACTTGAGACTGACCAGTAACTGTTGCTCCAGTGCCGCCAGTTTTATCCAAACCGGCCTGAAGCAAATCTTCCTTTGTCAAATCCTGAACTACATCACCAACGTCGGTTTTGACATCAGTGGCAGTTGTGCCACCGCCCGGCTGAGCTATGTTGCCCATGGCGTCAACGACGTTCCCGCTTGCGTCTGTAGACACGCCAGCGTTGATGACATTGCTCACCGGCAAATCTATGCCGCCAGCCTTCGCAAGATCAGAAAGTTGAAAGTTAACTTTAATCTCTCCGGTCTCATTAATCTGCGTGTTGATGTCATCAAGCGCAATGCGAGCATTGTTGTTAACAGCGTCATAGCTGCCGGGATTGTCGCGGTAGAATTCATAGAGATCGCCAGCCTTCGCTGCCGCTAAGGCGCCATCAAGCAAGGACTGAGAGGCTACTGATGAACCGCCAGAACTTCCAGTGTACTCGCGAGACATTTCTGACATCTCGCCTGTATAAAGGTTATTCATCTGGCCAAAGAAATCATCATTCGACACTTCCATGTCGCCAAGTTTCCAACCGTCCTCAGTTGGCTTCCAACCATTTTCAATCGCAGTCAATTTGTTGAGCATATATTTTGTGTTGTGCTCAGTCGTGTCGTCAAAAATATCTGACAAAAGAGTAGAGCCTGATTTGTTCGCATCAAACGCAATTTCAGATTTAAGTTTCAGATCCTTGGCAAGTTCAACGCGAGCCTTGTCATCCATGCTTGGGTCATTCAATGCCTCATCAGCCAACTGGAAAAGTTGGTTATTCACCGCATTGTTCACAGCCGTAATGTCGTCCATGGTATAATCAGCGTTGCCTGCTTGAATGTCTTCAAGGGCAAGACGAGCCATCGGATCATTTGCATAGTCAACCAACCACTCTGGCACCATGCCTGTAAGGCCAGAACTTGCGAACGAAGCCTTGTAGGCCTCAACAGTGTTTTCGACAGGCTCGTTATAAGTTGCGATATACTTTGCGTCGCTATTTTCGATTGTGCCAGTTTCTATGGTCAGGTCGGGAACGACAGACCTGATAGCCTTGTTCATCATGTCGCCAAGGCCGCTGTAGGCGAACATGCCAGCCTGAAGGGCGCCACGGAGCGAACCTGTCGCCGCATGAGCGAGGTCCATGCCACCGGCAAGACCGGCAACAGTGCCTGAAATCTCGCCAGTAATGGCCTTCGTGACTGCCTTTGAGAGCAGGCCTTCACCAAGACCCATGTCGTTCGACACGAAATTGGAAATGTAGGGAGAAGCCCACGAGCTGACGCCGCCGCTCACAGCGCCCATCAACATGGACTTGCCGACATTGCCGCCAGTGACAAGCGCTGTGATGGCGCCAGTGCCAGCACCAACAAGGGCGCCAGTGACAACGCTGCCTACAATGGCGCTGCCGGTCAGGCCCGCAATGGCGGTTGAGAGGCCAATGGCTGCGGCGCCTTCTGCCAGCCCAAAACCAACAATGGCGGAAATAGCGGAAATAGCCATCTTACAGCCTCTTCATCCAGGCAACCTCAGCTTCACTGTAGCCCATTGCCTTGAAAAAATCCCCCGCGCGGTTAGCCCGCTTGGATCTGGTGACTCTTGCGTAGATGCCCATTTCCCGCTCAGCCTTCTCGGCGAACTTGGTCAGTCCCCTGGCGCATTTGGCTCGATACTCTGGAGCGATGTAATGCAGATCGCATATCGCCATCTTCACCGTCTTGTAGTGAGGATGAAACTGAATGAGATCGACTATGTAGCCGACCAGATCCCCATCATCTCTCGCGGTGAAGCAGACGATCATGCCGTTATTCTGCAACGCCATGGCCCGGTCGATATCAGGATCGACCTCATGCTCGGGGAAAGCTCCGACCTCATGCCAATGCGCCAGCACATGCCCTTGCATGTGCGGCCACAGGCTCTCAAAGCTTTCCTCGGCGTAAACGATCATAGATCAATCTCGTAACGGATCGCGGGCCTTTCGTTCATCTTGGTGTTGATCTTTTTAAATTGGATGCCGCTTTGATCAGCGATCTTCGCAGCCTTGTCAGACGTCACGATGGTGTAAGCCTTGCGAAAGCCCATCTCCTTCAGCGCATTGGGAAGCAGCGTCAGGCGCATCGCAACCATCTCAGGCTCGACCGTCATCGTTACAAACTCGATGCTCTTGTCTGGCTTTGGCGTGATGATGAACACCGTATTTCCAAACTGAAGAAGCTTGGCCTTGCCCTCTTTGATCGCCTGGGCCGTATTGATGATGAAGGCCTCAACCTGCTTCGGTTGCGCGCCTTGCTCGACGAGGAACCGATTGATGATCTGCGGCGGGTAAAGCACGTTGCCCTTAGGCAAGGCCTTGTCGCCGAGTTCCTTGACCTTCTCAGGTGTGTAGGTTTCAGACATTTTGCTTGAGCCTCTGGATGCTGGATTGAAGATTGGAGACAGGGCCGCCCGCAGCCTTGTGAACCGGCGCCTTGCGCGGTTTCTTGAGCCAATCCTTCAACTGATGCGAGTCCATCTCCACAATGGAATGAACGCGCTTGTGGCCCATGCCATCGCTGAATGAATGGGTGTATTCTCGCACGGCGTGCGCACGATCCTTGTAGCCGAGCATGACCTTATGCTCGCCTGGGCGATTGGTGTGGGGATGCTTTTGGTTGATGATGAAGATGCGCGTGCTGTCCTGATGAGGGCCGACATAGGCATCGACCGTCATCTTCTGGTTCGGGACGTGGCCGCTTACCGAGCCGCCGGAGGCGAACTTTACTTGACTGTTTGGCTCATCCACTGCTGGGCTTGCGTCTGGTGCCCGCTGGCCATCTCTTTTTCGTAGCGCGCGATCTCGGCCCTCAACATGCGAGTAGAGAGACTGTCCGAGCCGCTTGAGCGGGTCAACTCCGCTAGATCCCGCTTCATAGACTCCAGAGGACTTCTCGGGGTCCAAGATCCCTTTGAGGAACTCGTCATAGCTTTCCTTTCCGACAACAAGCGTGTCGTAGTGATGCACCCTGGCGTCAACTATCTTGGCGCCGCTCTTATCCAATGCATCAATAGCAGCGTACATGGTGGCTCTGGTGTCGTCCAGAGACTTCTGCAAAACGGTGGGGTCTTTCATCACAGCATCTCGGAACTCGTCGTCCCAACGCATGCGGATCTCGGGCACAAACTGAAGACGGACACCGACATAGTCCGGCATGTCTTTTCCGCCCGCCCGACGCTCACGCAACCGAAGGTCGGTTGTGAAGGTGAAACCGTCTTGCCCTCGAGTGGTGAACTCTTCAAGCACCGGCAGCATGGCCTCCATCGACTTGCGGTCTTGGAAGTAGATCTCGACGCCTGGGCGCGCGTTGGCATTGTTGGCGGCCTCAGAGGCGCTCAGCCGACGCGAGAAAAAGGCGTCATACTGGTTTGCGCCCTTCGCCTCGGCGATTATCTCGCCCATCCAATGGCTTGGATTCCAGTTCGGTTTGGCTGTTAGTTCGATATCAAAGGATCGTTCGTCAGCGCCAGCGTAGCGGCCATAGGTCGGGTGAACGCGATAAACCTCGACGGCATCATCCTTGCGCAAGGTGTTTTCAATGATCCTGCGGGTGACTGCCATGGACTCATCAGTGGGCACAACGTCGCCCTGCGTGATTGAGAACCCGGATTGCCAACGGCTCGACGGATATTTGAGCATCTCATCTTCAAATGAGCCGCCCTCGCCAGCCTTGGTGGTCCAGTTCTTTTTGGTCCAGTGTTCTTTTTCAATGAACCAGGTCAACGCCTGAAGGTCCATCGGCGTGACGTTGTCATAACCAAGCTGCTGAAGATACGGCTTCAACTCATTGGATTTGTTTAGCTTATCAGAAAGCTTCTGGAAGACGTCCTGACCAAAGCCGAACTCACCGCCAGGCTTGTATTCAGGCGTCTGAGGCCCGCGCTCGCCGACTACGCTGCTCTTGTCGAGCGCCAGCTTGCCCTTGACGCCGCTCTCGACAGGCGGAGGCAGGCGCTTGTTGTTGACCATGCGGTTAAGGAACCGCGCGGCCCAAACGTCGATGGTCGCGGCCTCGGTTGCACCGCCAAGGTTGCCCGAGAAATTGCGGGCCTTGGGGGCCTGTCCAGCTTCGCGCTCACGCCACAAGTCGGCCATAGCCATCTGGGCATTGCGGCTGTTCATGCCGTATTGCTTGAACTCTCCAGTCTTCGGGTCGTAGGCGTCCGAACGACGAATCAACTGGTCCTCGGGGAAGTCAGTCAGGCTCGCGCCGCTTTTGGCGTAATCCCTTGCCGCTTGAACCTGCGGGTCGAAGTCACCGCGAGCGAACCGCTTCTGGGCCTCGACCGAATAACGATAGTTCTGATCAACGGCGGTGTTCGGGCTTGTTGCGCCAAGCAGGTCTGAGAAAGCCGGATAGGATCCGCCGCGCTCGTCGAAGCCCTTGCGCATGAATTCACGATACCAGCCGAGCTGGCGCAAAATGACGTTGGCAGCCTCGTCGCCATCTTTAGCGCGCTTCACAACATTCAGGATGTCCTTGGCGCCGTTGTTGACGGCCTTGGTGACAAGCTGATCATATTGCGGAGTGTTTGGGCGGAGGGCGCGAACGTCTGTCACTTCCTCGGTGACATTCTTGCCCGTCATGACCGGCTTGCCCTCTTCGTCGAGCACCGGCTTGCCTTCGGCGTCGAGCTTGGGCTGTTTCCTCGGCTTGCCTGTCTCGGGATCAATGACGGGCTTCTCGCTCGTCACCTTGCCCTTGTTGTAGCCGTAGGTCTGCTCCTGCCACTTGATGATCACGTTGCCCTTGTCGTCGAACTCGGCACCGATGGCCTCGATGGGAGCCCACCCGTCGCTGACAGGGTAGCGCGCTTTGGTCTGACGGATCTGCATCTGAACCTTGGCGAACTTGCCCATGTCGTCTTTGAAGCCGTTGACGACATCACGCTCGCCAGGCGTCAGCTTGACGCTGCTGGGGTCGATGGTTTTGCGCTCGGCGCGCTCGGTTCCCATGACGTGCTCAGGCGCCTTCTCGGGCTCTGGTGGCGCATGCATGCCATCAGCAGGAGGCGCGCGGTCGTCCTTGGCCAAGACCCTGTTCATGTCGTCGGCGACAGAATCCGCCCTTGATGCTGAAGCTGCCTGTTCAGCCGCTTTTACCGGATCGCGCCCGGTCTGCTCAGCCAATTTGCCAGCGTCCTCAGCGGCGTTAACGGCGGCGACAGCTTCACCCTCAGCGGATCGCTCGGCCAGTTTGCTGGCATCCGCAACAACGTGGTCGGCGCCTCTGACGCCTGCTTGCTCAGCACCCTCAACAATCCCAGGTTCAGCCGCTTTCAGCTTCGCAAGGTCTTCGGACACGCCACGGATCGCCGCCGATTCAGCGACGTCGCCCGCAGCCATCGCGCCGCGCTTAGCACGGCCAGCAACGCGGGCCGCCATGCCGACGCCAGGGACGGCGCCAGCAGCCGCCAGACCGTAGAGCTGCCGCAGCGTGTCGGCCTTCCTTGTGTCACCAACTGACTCAGCCTGCTTGAGTTCTTCATATATATGTGCGGCGTCATAGGCCGAGATGCCCTCGCCGATGACCGGCAGAAACCCGCCCACCGTCTTGGCGAACTCGGTCGGGCTGCTCATGGCTTGCTCGGCGAAGGCGCTGCCGAACTTGCGGATGTCCTCGGCCACGCGCTGCGAAGGGTCGGGCTTCTGCGCCGTCTCGGCGAGATAGGTTCCGATGGTCGAGGGGACGGCGGCGACGCCTTGGATCGCCTGGCGTGCTGGCTCGCCGACGGCGACACCGGCGCCAGCCAGTCGGTCGGCCAGACGCTCATACATGCCGGGATCGCGGCCGCCCTGATCGACGCCCTCCATGCCGGTGAAGGATCCCATGGGGTCGGATGACGGGATGACCGGGCCGCCCTCGGCAAAGTATCGCTCGGCGTCGAACGCAGGCTGGGGAGGGATCGGAGACCGCATGTCGATCTCGATCTGGCGCATGAGCGAAGCAAGGGGGCTAGGCGGCATATGGGTTGCCCTTCGGTCGGTCGTCACGGTCTCTGGGCTCGGGCGGATCCGGCCTCGTCACCCTAATCATATCACGATCTGCGAGATAGCGAAGCCCCTGTACTCCGGCGTCCATCATGTCGTCGTGCGGGATCGAACCCTCGCCCGAGAAGGTGCACAGCTGCTCGACCAGCGTGTTGGCCCAGCTTACGGGGTTGCCGGGCGCCTTGGCGCTCTCGGGGATCCAGATCCGGCCTGCGGCGAACAGGGGCGAGACGGCGTGGAGGCGGTCGAGCTTCCTGGCCCTGCCGGGGTTGTAAGGCGCCGACACGATGCCTTCGCGCCCGAGCGTCTGGCGCAGGCTGATGCCCGATCCCTTGTCTTCGATCAGCAGGACGTCGGGCTTGCGGCCAGAGTCCTCGGTGTAGGACGGCCCGAACATGGGCTTGAGGATAGATCGTTCCCTCGGGGCGTAGACGGCCTTGAACTCGGTCTTCACGCGCTTGATCAGGTCGGGGAAGCCCAGGCGGTCCTGCCAGCAGTCCAGCAGGATGATGTCGCGCCGGTCGGCTCGAGGGCTGAAGACGCCCCAGACGCAGCAGGCGCTGTAGTCAGGATCGCCCTTGACGGTCGAGCCGGTGTCCTCGGTGAAGGCGGTGTCGAGCGACATGACGATGAACTCAAGCTCAGGGAGCTCGCGCCCGTGTGGCCAAAGCTTCATCCATGTGCGCTTGATGACGCCCATCTCCTCGGGGTCGATCACCTCGGCGTGGATCTCCTGGCGCCCGATCGTCGTCCCTTCGTAGCGCAGGATCTGATCGCGGAAGGTGGGCGCCAGATTGTCGAGGTTCGCATAGGTCGAGGCCCGCGTGACGATGACATCCTTGCCCTCTCGAGCCAGCAGGTTGCGGATGATCGTGTTGGGCTTCGGGGTGGTGGTGGCAATGATCCGGGGATGATCGCCGAGGCGCATGCCGAACATCAGGAGGTCGAAGGCCTCGTCGGCCCGCTGCCAGGCGGCGAGCTCGTCGAGCCATCCGCCATGGAACTGAGGGCCTCTGAATCTTTCCGGCTTCTCGGCTGTGATCCCTTTGATCGTCGAGCCCGATCGCAACTTGATCTCGACCTCAGAGCGATTGTAGGACTCGATCAGGTCGGGCGGGATCACATTGATCAGGCCCGACTCGCCCTCGAAGCAGACGCCGGTTAGATCGCCATAGGTGGGCGCCGACACGAGCCAACGGGTGCCAGGCTGCATGACAGCCCACGAGC